ATGCTCCACAGCTCAACTCGGTCGAACTAACTCTTGGAGACGCACCAGGCGGAATCCAAACCTTCTCAGAAGTTCGTGTCCAGGGCGAATGGGCTTTGACCCTTGCTGGCTACACTTCAGGCGAAGCCGACTCGCTCTACCGTCTCTTGTGGACTAACTTTGCTGACGAAGTTGCATTCATCATCCAGCCACAGGCAGGAACTGTCTCAGCAGACAACCCACAATACACCGGCACTGTTATCTTCAACGAACTGCCACCGCTAACCCTAACCAGCAACGAAGAAGTAGCGTTCACCGTTACCCTACGTGTGAAGAACACTGGTCTAGACGTAGCAAGCAACCTTTACTACGGCGTAACCATCGACACCACTCCATAGTTATGTCTTCTGGTAAATCCCGAGATTCCATCAGAATCCCAAACCTGAAGCAAATGCAACAGGCTCTGGTGGAACTTGGGGTTTCCAAGAAGGAACTAGGTGAAGCGTCTTTTAGAGCTGGTAACGTTACCGCTCAGGCCATCCGTGGTCTCATGGTTCCCTACAAACGCACTGGCAAGTTACTTAGCACTGTAAAGGCCTTGAAAACAGGAACTAAAGTGATTGTAAAAATGGGTAACAACACCACTGCCAAGTATGCTGGATTGCAGAACTTCGGATCCAAACGAAAAAACGTGGAAGGCCGTTACTTCATGCAAATGGGTATTCGCCGCACACGTGAATACGTCCTAAGAATCTACCTGGACGAATTACAGAAACTGGTCAATAAGGCCGAAAGGAAAATAAACAAATGAACATCAAAGAACTAAACATCAAAGTTGACATTGAGAAGATGAAACTATCCGAGCAGGAAGAGTTTGAGCTTCTCTCGGGCTGTGCTTTATTTGAATTGAGTAAAAAAGGTTTGACCGGTCGGAGACTGGCCGCACTCATTTACATCTTTGCTAAACGAGAGAACAAAGACGTCAAGTTTGAGGATTGTTTAGATTTAGACATGACTGAAGCCACAACTATGTTGGCGGATGATGTTGACCCAAAAGAACACAAGGATTAGTTAACATGGCTAGGTTTTGCCTAGCAACTGGGTTCACCCCGAAAGAGTATTGGGAACTAACCGTTGAAGAATACGTTGCGTTTATAGACGCACTAGACGAAAGAAGTAACACATGACTTTTGATGTGAGAGCGCAGCTTCTTCTTGACAATTCCAACTGGGAAAGAAAACTAACTCAGGCTTCGAAGCAGACCGCTTCGTTTGGCAAGTCAATGAAAACTATTTCAAACGGTATAAAAGCAGCATGGGCTGGTGTTGCACTTGTTGGTATTGGTTCGCTTTACGACGGCATTGTGGATGTTACAAAGGCGGCTGCGGAAGACAACCGTTCAATGGCTTTACTCAATGAGCAGATGAGAAGAACCTGGAAAGGTAATGAAAAACTTAATAAGTCAATAGATCAGCAAATTGACACGATGAGTAATGCGACGGGCATTGCCGACGACAAACTTCGTCCGGCCCTAATCAGGATCGCTGCGGTTACGAAATCGCCACGCAAGGGAATGCAAATGCTTTCTCTAGCAACAGACATTGCAGCTAAATCAGGTCAACACCTAAACCTTGTTTCACGTAACGTCGCTAAGTTCTTAGGTGGCAATAAGACGGCCCTTGACAAGCTAGTGCCAGGTCTTTCATCAGCCGGTGACAGAATGAAATACTTGACAAAGAACTACGAAGGTTTTGCTGAAATTTCAGGCCGTAACGATCCATTTGGGCGAATCACAGTTGTTCTTGATAACTTCAAAGAAAAACTAGGAAAAGCATTCTTACCAATTGCAAATAACATTGCTGATTGGTTGGCTGGTGATGAAGCCCAAAAGGCACTAGATGACATTGCTAAAAGAGTTGAAGAAACTTTTGCCTGGTTACAATCTCCTGAAGCAGCTGCAATGTTTAAAGAGTGGTATGAACGTGCAAAAGAACTTTTGACAACTGTTGTTGGAATGGTTGATGGTTTGGGCAAGTTCCTAAACATGATGCCTGGTTTCAAAAAAACCCCAAAACAAGAGTATGAAGAAAACCTAAGACGTCAAACAGAAAAGTATGGTAAACCACAAGTAATTCCTGGTGGCGACACAGTGTTTCAGGATGGGCAAAGCAGGACAACTTTAGACAGTTTTAGATGGACACCTGGACAAAGAAACAATGTAAATGTTCCAAAGAATGGTGACGTAACAAACATTTATGTGACAGGAATGATTAACGCTCAGGAAGTCGTAAGCGAACTTGGAAAACTTGCTCGACGTAAAGGTGTTCCACTAAGCAGGTTGCTCGCCTAATGGCTACTACTTCAAGAATTTACAAACCGACCGATTGGAAAGTTTGGACTTACGCACCAGTTGCAGGTAAGTTCCGCCTAAACTTTTCAACTCTTGGCAGTTCAGATGTTCTTGGTGGCGTTTCAGATACTGGCTCTATTCAAGAATTAGATTTAGAAATAAACAGCATTCAAATGCAGGATGGCCAGCAACCAGAGCAATCAGTATTTAGTGCGTTTCAGGCCGGAACTTTGGCTTTGTCTGCTCAATTATTGACTTATGACGCTACGTTGGTTCGTGAGCTTTACAACGGAAAACTTATTTTCTTGACACTAAAGAACCAGGCAGTCAATGTTCACCCGACTTTCGGCAATAACACTGTGTTCTTTATTGGTCAAATTGATTCTTTAGACATTGCTGTTGATCCAGTAAATGACATAACTAATTTGACTTTTACTGCTGTTGACGTTGCTAGTGCGGCAATGAACTATCCAATCACAGTAACTACAAACATTTCAAAAGCAACCAATGTCTCGACGGCAATTGCTCAGGCAGTTGCACGTGGTGAAATGAGCCAATACATTGACGCAACAGGTTTGCTGGGCGTTCTTGGAGCGACCTTTGAGAACATTGCCACGGTGACGAAAACTATGGGTGAGTGGATGGCTGACTATGTGGCCGGTGAAGTTGCAATTCTTTACCCAACTTTTGATTTCTACTATGACGGTTCTAACTGGGTGCTTAGACGTGCTTTATCTGGGTCAACGATTGCAGCTACTACGACAATCGGAACTGAAGCGTTCCTAGATAGTCAAACGACTGGTCTAGTCGTGACTCAGGATGGAGCAAATGTTCCGACCGCTTTTGACATAAGCAATAGCACTGCCACTTATGCCTTCGGAACGACTACGGCCAACACTTTGAGTAACCCTTCTATCTACTCAAACAACATTGATGTTCCGACTTCGTTTTTGCCGACCATCGCAAACAAGATTTTGGAATACACTCAAAAGATTCAGCCAACTGAAATAACTATTCAAACTGCTACCACCAATCAAACACTTGTCTTTGACAATGCTCGACCAACATTCGCAAGCGATTATTATTTACCTAAGACGCTTTACAAAGTCGGGCAAGAAACACGCAGTTATCCTGGCTATTTAGGTGGCGGAACTTTTTACCACCGGATCGTTGGAATCAGCCACACAATCACGCCAGACTATTGGCAAACCACTTATCAACTATGGAAAGGCCTATAAATGTCAGGCAGATTCACATTTACAGCTGGTAACACACTTACCGCTGCACAACTCAACACCAACGTCATGGACGGAATCCCTTACAAAATTATTTGCGGACAGGTCGCTGTCACAGGCAACCTTGCTGTTACATTTCCTTCATCATTTGCCAGCGGTGCAGTTCCGACTATCACAGCCAACGTTGCTTCCAGCACCAACACCCGAACCAGCGTCACATTCAACACACCAACCAACACGGCCGTAACGTTCTACGTTTGGACAGGAACCACCGCAGCCACCGCCGCAGGGACCGTCCACTACACCGCCATCCAAATGACATCAACCACAGGAACAGGAAACTCATAATGAGAACAGTAACTCTTACTTGCGAAACCGATGGTTGCCAGAATAAGAACCTGGCGATTGACGTTGAGACCGACGCAACCCAATACATGTGTGGTGCGTGCATGACCCTTATCACGAACGTGGTGGAGAAGACCGATGGACCAGCCGAAGAGACCGAGTAGCCAGACCGCTCTACTTCTTCAACTCGTTCAAGACGTAGCAGACATCAAAGCCGGTATCACATCGGTTGCAGATCATGAGACTCGTATTCGTGAGCTTGAGAAGGCTCGCTGGTCGAGTGCCTGGCTGACTGGTCTTTTGTCCGCTGGTGTTTCATCCGTCATTGTTGCAATCATCATCAAATCCTTAGGAGCATAAATGGCAACCGCTAGACAAGTAATCAACGAAGCCGTCAAACACATCGGCTACACCGAGACCGGTAACAACCAAAACATGTTTGGCAAATGGTATGGCATCAACGGTGCAGCATGGTGTGCGATGTTTGTGTCTTACTGTATGAACAAAGCAGGAGCAGGGCCACTAATCAAGGGTGCGCAAACCGCTAAGGGTTCGGCTCAGGTGTCGGCGTTCGTTCGTCACGCTCAGAAGAAGAAGTGGGCGAAGATTGCTCCGAGCAAAGCAACCACAGGCGACATCGTAATCTTTGACTTCCCAGGTGGATACGAAACCGACCATGTTGGCTTTATTCGTAAGCCATCGGGCAAAGGTGTGATTTACACGATTGAAGGCAACACTTCTGGTGGTGCTGGTAGCCAGTCCAACGGTGGTGGCGTTTACAAGCGTGACCGTTCGTTCGGTGTCGTTCACTCTATTTGGCGACCACCTTACGACCAGCCAGCCGTGAAGACTGAAGAACCTGCCGTAGAAGCCCCTGTAAGCCCTGTAGAAGCCCCGACACCTGAAGTTGCACCAGTTGTAACCCCTAAAGCGTTTACACCGCTCAAACAGGGTTCTAAGGGTTCGGCTGTAAAGCAGGTTCAAACTAAACTTGGTGTTGCAGCTGACGGCGATTTTGGCCCGATTACTGAAAAGGCTGTAAAGGCTTACCAAACCAAAAAAGGCATTGTCGTTACCGGCATTGTCGACGAAGCAACTTGGAAAAGATTAGGACTATGAAAAAACACATTAAACGTGCGCTAAGAGTTTTGGCGTTTGCCGTCGGCTCGGGAATCGTATTTATTGCAGCCGGGTCTGTTGGTGGAATGTCACCATTCGACGCAGCTCTTATCGGAGCAACTGGAGCCATAATGGTGATCGCTGTTGCCATCCTGTTTGAATACGCTGGCAAAGGCCAAGTCACCGACGAAGCCTTCGACGACGCAATCAACACCGGTATCCAAAAAGTCAAAGCCGACACGGAGAAGAAAAAGTAATTCGCATAATGTCGAAATAGTTTGCTACAATCCGTTTAGCAGGACCTCCACCTGTTAGAAGGGAAACCAGTCAGTCCCCCTTCCGCTGGCTGGTTTTTCCTTTCTCCACGCAACTAGCAAAGGAATCAAAATGGCATTCAATTTAGCCGATTACCAGACCGTTCAGGAACGCATTGAAATCTTCTGGCGTCTTTACCCTGAAGGTCGTATCTTCAACGACATCGTTCTAACCAATGAAACTGAAGTCATCATCAAGTGTTCGGTTTGGAAAGAACGCAACCAGCAGTTACCAGACGCCACCGACTTCGCTCAGGAACCAATTACCAAATCAGGAATCAACGCTACTTCAGCGGTTGAGAACTGTTCAACGTCGGCGACCGGTCGAGCATTGTCTTTGCTTGGCGGCGAACTGTCTCCATCGAAGAAGCGTGCGTCGGCGTCTGAGATGTCTAAGCGTGGCCGTGTTCTACTTGCTCAGGCTCAGGTTGCGTTCGACAAGGGCGATTTGGATGAATTGCGTGAGCTTTACACTGATTCCAAAGAAGCATCTGTTGATCCTGTAATCATTCAGCAAATCTTGACGCTGGGTTCACAACTTAGCCAAAAAAAGAACACGCCTGTCGGAAAGGAAGAAACGACAGACGTGCAGCCTAATGGCTCGGCTACCGCAACAGAAGCCGTCTAAGGAGAATCTTACTATGTCAACGATTGAAATGACAGCCGTTCTGCACCATAGCAAAGCCGTAGGAACATCCAAAGTGGTTTTGTTAGGGATTGCCTATCACATGGGTAAAGATGGCTTGAATGGTTGCTGGCCGTCTCAGGGAACTTTGGCTGAGTATGCAAACTGTTCAACCCGGCAAGTGCGTCGAGCCATAGATCAACTCATCGAACTCGGTGAGATTGAGGTCGATGTTCACGGTGCTTGGGCTAAGGGTTCAGCTGCACAAACCAACGTTTACTACCTGGCTGATTTGTGTCCAGATACGTGCGACGGAACTATAAATCATCGTCGTTCGGTGCGGACATTTAAGGTAGCAAGTGCGGACATCTACGGCACATAGTGCGGACATATTTGACACTAAGTGCGGACACCTATGTCCTATAAACTATATAAGAACTATAAATGAACTGTTAAGAATATACTTAATAGGAAATCCAACAGAAAAGGAACAAAGGAAATGGCAGCAAAAGTAACAGTGGCCGGCACTCTCCAGGTAAGCAAGACGGGTAGCACTTCAGTTGTTACTTTGTGGGATAAGACCTACAACGAGAAATTACAAAAAGACATCAAGCAGGCTTACAAGCTGTGGATGAATGTGCCACAGGAATGGACTGAAGGAACGTTCGTTGAAGTGAGTGGGCTGTTGTCTGTTCGACCATCCACCAACATGGACGGCACACCACGCACCTATGTTGATTCAAAAGGCAACACCATCACCGCACACGATCTAAACATCAACGACGTTGAAGTAATCCGAGTAGACATCAAGACCGGTGCAGACACCAGCAACGTTGACATGGACGATGTTCGCAAATACGGAACACCACTTATGCAAACCATCCTGGACGACCAACCGTTCTAATGAACATCGACTTACTTGTTGAGGGGAATCCTGTTCCGCAGGGTTCCTTTCGGCATGTAGGGAACGGCCGCATAATCTCAGCCAACCCCAAACTGAACGCATGGCGAGACACAATCGCCACCCAAATAGCCCAACAAACCCACCACAGGCTCATAGAAGCCCCAATACGTCTCCAACTGGTATTCACCCTGCCAAGACCTAAAAGCGTCTCTAAAGCCCTCAGAGCCGTTCCAACTACTAAACCAGACCTAGACAAGCTCACACGTGCCGTAATGGACGCAATTAGTCTCGAACGCTACTGCCAGGTAATCAAAGACGATTCCTTGGTCACCGACCTACACGCCGCCAAACGCTACGCAGACCACACACCACCCGGTGTCTCAATCATGATCACTTGGTAACAATTCGATAACAACGGCAATTTGCTATTTGACACACCAGCACCACAGGCCACAAACTAATACAGCAACACCAAACCGCAACCAAACAAAGGAAAACAAAATGAACACTGGCATCAACATCAACAACAAAGGCATCCGTTTCGCAATCAGCAACTTCAAGCTTGAAAACGGTATCTACCTAAACCCCGACATTCGCCGTGAATGGACAATCGCACGAGACATGATTGGGATCACTGAACGAATCAACCCGGTCGTTTCAAAGGGCTACACCGACACTTACGAACGTGAAGTTCTCGGACACTACCGTTTTATGTTCGAAGCACTAACCATGATGCACGCAGCCGACGTTTACGACGCACTGTATGTTGCTTCTGAACGCTTCCACAAGCGTTTGGCAAAGCGTATTGCAAAGCGTGATAACTAATGAGCAAACTAACCGCCTACCGACTAACCAAAATCGGACTAACCGCTTGGTTCATCACCTGGTTCATCATCGACAACCAAATCGGCTACCTACTCACCGCCCCATACATAATCGCTATGGGTTCACTACCGAGCAAGGTGGCACGCTAATGGCTATCAAGAAACTCAGCAAAGAGAAGCTGCAACTCGTCGAAGCCGAACGGCTCACCTGGCTCAAATGGCAAAACAAGTTAGCCAAAGAGACCAAGTTCTCCGACACCTGGTTTGTTTACCTACGTGAACGCAACGCCAGCTACGAAATACTTATGCGACTAACCGGACTAACCCGAGCCCGAGTAGACGACCTTGTCTACAACAAAGTAACCACCGCAACATTCTGGCTAGCAGACGGCACCATCAGAAAGGACCACCCACATGAGTAGCCCAGCAATCACCACCAACGCCATGGCACGACTTCAAGGAGAACGAGCCGAACGCCAACGCACCATCTACGCATTCGAAGCACACAAAGCAGCACTCCACGACCGACTAAAGCACACACAAAGCGACCTAGTTCGCCAGGCGTTCGTTTTAGCCATCATCGAAATAACCGAGTTGCAGAGAACATTGGAGAACGCATGAGCAGGGAGATCAGAGAACCAAACAGTCTGACGTCAATCGCATTCAACACCGGTGTAATTGCTGAACGCAGACGCATTATCAAACTGCTTGAAAATGGAAACTGTAAACCTAATGACCATGACTACAACGGTGGTTGTAATTGCGATGTTATTGCTCTTATCCAAAAGGAGACCAAGTGAACGAGAATCACCCGATGTTCGACCAACACCGCTACTCAGTCAACGACCTAGCCAAACACGTCGTCATTTACGACTTCGAACGCACCGGCTGGCTCGACGTCCACGTAAACCCCGACGACTATGGTGCAGACTTAATCGCCACCAGTGGCCGCACAGGAGCCAAATGGACTATCGAAGTGGAAGTGAAGCACAACTGGGATAAAGGGCCGTTCAAATACTCCACAGTTCACATCTCAGCTCGCAAAGCAAAATACAACAACCCACACCACATGCACGTCACCATGAACAGTGCCTGGACGCATTACCTAATCATTCCGCCTAGTGCTTTGAGAGAAGCCAAGCGAGTGGTGAAGAACACATCGGTCTCCGAAAACGAAATGTTTTTAGAGATTCCAATCAGCGAATGCCAAATCATAGAAAGAGAAACACCATGAGCAAACTCGACCACCAAGCAGAAGAACTTGTGCAAGCCTTCAGCAACCTAATCAACACCGAGAACACCAAAGCCCGGCTAGACGTGTTCACCATCATCAAGGACGGCCACGAAGCCGAACTAGACCCAGTAGACATCCTGAAGAACCTTCTGGACTGGGTGAAGGGAGACAAGAAGTGAAAGACCTAGTTGCCTACGCTTTACTCATCTTCGCCGCACTCGGAGCCTTATACGCCATCGGGCTAATCATCAGCTACTTCATCATGCCTGACGATCTAAACGACGACTACGAATGCTACTGCGACCGGTGCTCACAATGAGTTGCAACTGTGAGAGATGTATCGCTGGTGGCATGTTAGACGTATGCTCCAGTGAATGCGACTTCGAATGCTCATCAAGAGACCACTGCAACGCAGTCAACGACCCACACTGCACATGCAAAAGTTGTGCAGCTCACAACCTAGACGAACTACCACCAAAGGACAAAGAATGAGCCAGTGCCGTTGCTCTAACCCAGAGTATCTCGTGCTTACACGTCCGCTCCTGGCAGACTTCGAGGAGTTAGCCGCCAATCGTGCAATCGAAGACGTAAGGCATTACATCAACAAGATGGCCATCGAATACCAGAAGGGCGATTCATTCAACCCACGACGCTTCATGATGGACTTATCAGAAGCAATCAAGAACGGTGTGGGTTGTTGTATTTTGCTTTACGAGCTGAGATGTGGACTGTGGAGTATTTGAACGGCCCTTTGTCCCAGTTGTGCTTCACTTCCACTTCGATAGTCCATTTGGCTCCTGTGCGGCCACTGGTGGCGATTAGGTCTGCTCCGTAGTCGTCGGGGTTTACGTGGACGTCTAGCCAGCCGGTGCGTTCGAAGTCATAGATGACGATGTGTTTGGCTAGGTCGTTGACTGAGTAGCGGTGTTGGTCAAACATTGGGTGGTTTTCGTTCATTTGTTTTCTCCCTTGATGACTGCAATGATTTCCTTACGGAAATTGGTGTCAGCGAAGTTATCTTTCAGCAACGTGATTATGCGTTGACGTTCCAAAACAACACCGGTGTTGAATGCGATTGAAGTCAGGCTGTTTGGTTCGCCTTTGACGGCTTCCACAATGTAGTCGTTATTGCTCATGCCTTCTCCAATGTTCTTTGCAACTCGGTTATCTCAATGATGGCTAGAACAAACGCCTGGCGAACTAGGTCGCTTTGTGTGTGCTTTAGTCGGTCTTGGATGGCTGCTTTGTGTGCTTCGAAGGCGTAGATGGTGCGTTGGCGTTCAGCCTGTTCGCCTTGCTGTCGTGCCATGGCGTTCGTTGTGATTACGTTACTCATGTGGGTGGTCCCTTCTAATCTCTCCGTTTGGTGTCCAGAATGAGCCGGTGGTTAGTTTGTTGTAGAGCAGGTCGTCTACTCGTGAGCGTGTTAGGCCTGTTAGTCGCATGAGAATGTCGTAGCTGGCGTTGCGTTCACGAAGGTAAACAAACCAAGTGTCTGAGTGTTTGGTTTCTTTGGCTAACTTGTTCTGCCACTTCAACCAATTGAGACGTTCGGCTTCGACAAGTTGCAGCTTCTCTTTGCTTAGTTTCTTGATGGCCATTAGCGAGCCACCTTGCTCGGTAGTGAACCCATAGCGATAATGTATGGGGCGGTGAGTAGGTAGCCGATTTGGTTGTCGATGATGAACCAGGCGATGAACCAAGCGGTGAGTGAGATTTTTGCGATTCGTGCGGTGAGCAGGTTCATTTGGCCACCTGCTCTGGCTCTGGCCATACTCCGTAGTAAAAGTCGTTCCAGAAGTCTTCGTCTGCTTGTATCTCTTCTGCTGTTTGCTTTGGCATTTGATTTCCTTTGTTTGGTTGCGGTTTGTTGTTGCTGTATTAGTTTGTGGCCTGTGGTGCTGGTGTGTCAAATAGCAAAATGCCGTTGTTATCTAATCGTTACCAAGTAATCATGATGGAGACACCGGGCTTAGTGTGGTCTGCGTAGCGTTTGGCGGCGTGTAGGTCGGTTACCAGGCTGTCGTCTTTTATGACTTGGCAATAGCGTTCAAGACTGATTGCGTCCATTACTGCACGTGTGAGCTTGTCTAGGTCTGGTTTAGTCGTTGGTGTCGCTCTGAGCGCCTTAGAGACGCTTTTAGGTCTTGGCAAGGTAAATACCAATTGAAGACGTATTGGGGCTTCTATAAGCCTGTGGTGGGTTTGTTGGGCTATTTGCTGGGCGATTGTGTCTCGCCATGCGTTTAGTTTTGGGTTGGCTGAGATTATTCGGCCATTCCCTACATGCCGAAAGGAACCCTGGGGCACAGGATTCCCTTCAACAAGTAAGTCGATGTGCATTAGAACGGGTTGTCGTCCAGGATGGTTTGCATGAGTGGTGTGCCGTATTTGCGGACATCATCCATGTCGACGTTGCTGGTGTCTGCACCGGTCTTGATGTCTACTCGGATAACTTCCACATCGTTGATGTTCAAATCGTGAGCGGTGATGGTGTTGCCTTTTGAATCGACGTATGTGCGTGGTGTGCCGTCCATGTTGGTGGATGGGCGAACAGACAACAGCCCACTCACTTCCACGAACGTTCCTTCAGTCCAATCTGCTGGCACATTCATCCACAGCTTGTAAGCCTGTTTGATGTCTTTTTGTAATTTCTCGTTGTAGGTCTTATCCCACAAAGTAACAACTGAAGTGCTACCTGTCTTGCTTACCTGGAGAGTGCCGGCCACTGTGATTTTTGCTGCCATTTCCTTTGTTCCTTTACTGTTGGATTTCCTATTAAGTATATTCTTAATAGTTCATTGATAGTTCTTATATAGTTTATACGACACCTATGTCGTCACCTTTGGTCATAGATGTCGCCACCTTCGGTCACCAGTGTCGTCACTTACTACCTTAAATGTCGCCACCTTGCTCCGGTGATTTAGAGAACCATCGCAAGAATCTGGACACAAATTAGCCAGGTAATAAACATTGGTTTGAGCGGCCGAACCCTTCGCCCAAGCACCATGAGTAACCACTTCAAGCTCACCAATCTCAACCAAGTTATTGATGGCACGTTGAACCTGGCGAACCGAGACATTAGCGTATTCGGCAAGAGTTCCCTGAGACGGCCAGCAACCATTCAAGCCATCTTTGCCCATGTGGTAGGCGATTCCCAATAAAACTACTTTGGATGTTCCCACGGCCCTGCTGTGGTGCAGAACGGCGGTCATTTCAATCGTAGACATAGTAAGATTCTCCTTAGACGGCTTCTGTTGCGGTAGCCGAGCCATTAGGCTGCACGTCTGTCGTTTCTTCCTTTCCGACAGGCGTGTTCTTTTTTTGGCTGAGTTGTGAACCCAGCGTCAAGATTTGCTGAATGATTACCGGGTCAACAGACGCTTCTTTGGAATCGGTGTAGAGCTCACGCAATTCATCCAAGTCACCTTTGTCAAACGCAACCTGAGCCTGAGCTAGAAGCACACGGCCACGCTTAGACATCTCGGACGCCGAAGCACGTTTCTTCGATGGAGAAAGTTCGCCACCAAGGAGAGACAATGCTCGACCGGTCGCCGACGTGGAACAGTTCTCAACGGCTGAAGTGGCGTTGATTCCTGATTTGGTAATTGGTTCCTGAGCGAAGTCGGTGGCGTCTGGCAACTGCTGGTTACGTTCTTTCCAAACCGAGCACTTGATGATGACTTCAGTTTCGTTGGTGAGAACGATGTCGTTGAAGATACGACCTTCAGGGTAGAGACGCCAGAAGATTTCGATGCGTTCCTGGACGGTTTGGTAATCGGCTAAATTGAATGCCATTTTGATTCCTTTGCTAGTTGCGTGGAAAAGAGAAAACCAGCCAGCGGAAGGGGGACTGACTGGTTTCCCTTCTAACAGAATGGAGGTCCTGCTAAACGGATTGTAGCAAATTATTTAGACATTATGCGAATTACTTCTTTTTGTCTGTGTCGGCTTTCACTTTTTGAATACCGGTGTTGATTGCTTCGTCAAAGGCTTCATCGGTGACTTGCCCTTTACCAGCGTATTCAAACAGAATGGCAACAGCAATCACCATGATGGCTCCAGTTGCTCCGATAAGAGCTGCGTCGAATGGTGACATTCCACCAACAGACCCGGCCGCAATAAATACGATTCCCGAGCCGACGGCAAACGCCAAAACTCTTAGAGCACGTTTGATGTGTTTTTTCATAGTCCTAATCTTTTCCAAGTTGCTTCGTCGACAATGCCGGTGATGACAATGCCTTTTTTGGTTTGGTAAGCCTTTACAGCCTTTTCAGTAATCGGGCCGAAATCGCCGTCAGCTGTAACACCAAGTTTAGTTTGAACCTGCTTTACAGCCGAACCCTTAGAACCCTTTTTGAGCGGTGTAAACGTTTTAGGGGCGGTAACTGATGCAACTTCAGGTGTCGGGGCTTCCACAGGGCTTACAGGGGCTTCTGGAACGGTCTCAGCAGTTGCCACGCCTGGCTGGTCGTAAGGTGGACGCCAAATAGAGTGAACCACACCAAATGAACGGTCACGTTTGTAAACGCCACCACCGTTGGACTGGCTACCAGCACCACCAGAAGTGTTGCCTTCAATCGTGTAAATCACACCTTTGCCCGATGGCTTACGAATAAAGCCAACGTGGTCGGTCTCATAACCACCTGGGAAGTCAAAAATAACGATGTCGCCAGTGGTTGCTTTGCTCGGGGCAATCTTCGCCCACTTCTTCTTCTGAGCGTGACGAACGAACGCCGACACCTGAGCAGAACCCTTAGCGGTCTGAGCACCCTTGATGAGAGCACCAGCACCAGCCTTGTTCATGCAGTAGGAAACGAACATCGCACACCAGGCTGCACCGTTCATGCCATACCATTTGCCGAACATGTTTTGGTTGTTACCGGTCTCGGTGTAGCCAATGTGTTTGACGGCCTCGTTGATTACTTGTCTAGCGGTTGCCATTTATGCTCCTACGGATTTGATGATGATTGCGACGATTACAGACGATACACCTGCACTAAGTAAACCTGTTAGCCAGGCACTCGACCAGCGAGCCTTCTCAAGCTCACGAATACGAGTTTCATGGTCGGCCACCGATGTGATACCGGCTTTGATGTCTGCTACGTCTTGGACTAATTGAAGAAGTAGAGCGGTCTGGCTACTCGGTCTCTTCGGCTGGTCCATCGGTCTTCTCCACCACGTTTGTGATAAGGGTCATGCAAGCACCACACATGTATTGGGTGGCGTCAGTTTCAACGTCAATCGCCAGGTTCTTATTCTGGCAACCATCGGTTTCGCAAGTAAGAGTAACGGTTCTCATTAGCTGTTTCCTGTTCCTGTGGTCGAAGTCATTTGGATGGCGGTGTAGTGGACGGTTCCTGCGGCGGTTGCTGCGGTGGTTCCTGTCCAAACGTAGAACGTTACAGCCGTGTTAGTTGGAGTGTTGAATGTGACGCTGGTTCGGGTGTTGGTGCTGGAAGCCACGTTGGCGGTAATGGTTGGAACAGCACCGCTAACGAACGCTGAAGGAAATGTAACAGCGAGCGAACCTGTAACTGCTACTTGTCCACAAACAATTTTGTAGGGGATTCCGTCCATGACGTTGGTGTTGAGTTGTGCGGCGGTAAGCGTGTTGCCTGCGGTAAATGTGAATCTGCCCGACATTAGCGGCCTTTCAATAGTTGGTAGGTGGTTAGCCAATAATCTGGCGTGATTTCGTGGGTTTGCCCAACGATTTTAGTGTAATAGTGAGGCGTGGTTCCCCCGGTAGCGAAGAAGTCTAGGTAGACGTCGATGTTGGTGCCGTTGGCATACCAGTTTTGTGGGTAGTAGTAGGTGCTTGCTGATTGTGGTTGAGCAGTGTCAAAAACGATTGGTTGGTATGTGGTGGCGGTTCGCACAGTTATTTCGGTGGGAGAAAGTTCTGGAACATAGGTTCGGATTCGGTCGGCGACTTGCTGGACTTGTGTTAGACCGTTTACGTCAAGGCTGGCGGTGTAGTTGATTGGCAAAGTAAGAATGGAGTCGTTGTCTGGTGCGTAGTTGTAACTAACGGTGGAGTTCGACAGGTTGAATGATGTTGGTATGTCTGAACCATCGGTGGCCATGACAACGCTTGTTATGTCTGCCCCAGTAATTTGTGTGCCACTTGTGGGCTGTGTCCAAAGAGCTTGCAAAGTAACTGTTCGGTCAAGCACCGAAGACTGGTAAATGTAGGTTTGTAGCGGAATGGCCACGTAAGACGTTAGGAAGTCGTCTAACCATTCACCGAGTGAACGTGATTCTGTGGTGGCTGATTCAAAGTTCACGGTCATGTCGCCGGCGGTAACGATGTCTAGGTGTGGGTCAAAAAGGTTTGAGTTAGCCAGTAGTGCAGCGTTTAGTGAGGAGGCCTTTGTGCTTGACGTGGAACGGCTTACTTCGATGGACTGGTTTAGAGCGTTGCTGAAGATGTCTTCGCACTGAATGTCAAATGTGGTCACTAGGTTGATTGGGTCAACTTGATAGTTTGATGTGGCGATTGTGCCTAAGAAGTAGACGCTGTTTCGGCCGTAAACGTCGACGTCTACTGCTGATTCGTTCTTGAGTGTTATGGCAATGTATTTGCCAGGGTAAAGGTCTTTGACAAGTGATTCAGACCAACCAGAATAAGAAGCACTAATTGAAGCCCCACCTGGAGAGATTTGCCCAAACACAGATTGAAATGGTCGTTCGCCGTCGTTCAAAACGATGTTGCTGATGTTTACGTCGAGCACAGCCATACCACCAACATCGCCAACTGCTCCGAGAACGTCAGAGCCGTTTAGAGCTGAGAAGTCAAGGCGAAACTTACCGGCAACAGGTGCGTAAGTCCACACCTTCCAGTCACTCGCCAAATAAGTCCTAGAAGTCGTCGTCAATTTAGCAGCATTCTTCCTAGTGGAATGCCCTTAGTTTGTGCTTCCTTTTTGAGCATGCGTGAAATCTTGCCGTCGATTGGGTCAACGTTGACGATGATGGTTGGTGCAAACATGTTGCCACCAGATTTATTCAATGATTCAGCGGAAGAATAAGCGAACTTTCCAGTCGGCCCACCACCTAGAAAATTGAAAGCAGCACTTCCTTCTCTAGTGTTCAAAGCAGCGGTAAGAGCTTGAGATTTTTTCTTGTCACCACCGATAAGGTCTGCCACTAAACCAGCCAAAGCGGCTGCTTCACGGATGAGCACTAGGAAGTCGTCAATAAACTGTTTGACTTGTTTACGGCCTTCTGGTGAGGTTAGGAATGCAAAAGCCTCTTTCACCTGGCGAGCAATGTCATCCATGGCTTTTTGAGATTCAGGACCAGCAAGCCACTCAGCGACGTCGTTAGCGATTGGCAGGAATGAAGCACCAAGTTTTTCTTTGAAGTTTTCAACTACTGCATTGATTTTGGCAAAAGGGTTGTTTGCTCCAGCCACCTCAGCCATTTGTCCTAACTTGTCTCTAAAGAACCCGGCTTCATCACCAGCAGTCTTTAGTGCAGGAATCATTCTGTAAAGAGCGGTCTTGTTACCAGCCAAGTATTTTGAGTAAGCATTGGCAGCAGTGTTCACGTCAATTCCACGGTCAGCTGCAATGTCCATTACGACATCAAAGGACTTCATGGCTTGAGTAGAGTTCTTTGAAGCTCTAACGATTTTACCCATGGCAGGGCGAAGGTCGTCGTCTAGGATTCCCGACATATTGGAGACCGTTTGCAAATAATCTTCCATAGCCTTTTGGTCTTCAGTTGTGGCGTTGAAAGAACTTTCCATTTGCTTGTTCAGCAAAGCCATAGACTTGGCGTCATCTGAAGCCGCTTTAGTCATGTCAATAATTGCGTCGGTAACTAACGCAAAACCGCCTAAAGCAATACCAGCCAAAGCACCCTTGACAGCACCAGACATTTTCTTTGTGGCCTTCTCAAAAGAGTTGAGTTCACCCTTGGCACCTCGAGTAGATTTAGCCAGGTTCTTGTATGAACCAGCAATCACTACTTCAGCAAACATCTTGGCTGCCATTAAATAAGTCCTGTCAAATCGGTTTTAGGTTGTATCGCTTCCCATAAAGCATTCAGTTCACCTGAAGTCAGTTGGCGATACTCAGCCGGTGTCATGCGAAAAGCAACGCATGTCGTGGCCATGTTTTTTAGTTGTCTACTTCGGATACGTCTTTTGGGTCGTCAACATCATCCGCCTTCATCAAAGCCCAAAGTTCTTTGACAGTAAGTTTGCCGACTTGTTCCCAGGTGATTGCTTCACCACGGCTTTTAGCCGATAAGTAAGCCATCGCACGTTTACGATAAGGCGACTTGTTGTCATCCTCAAAGAGCTCTTCAATGAGAAACCCTGTAACAAGTTCTACTTCTTCAATTACTTCGATTGGAATGTTGTCAAAATCCATTTGTTATCCTTTATTGTTTTGGCAAATCTGCTTGAGTTGCCGTGTGTTTTTTTATCAACTTTTGAATGTTAGCCACATAGTTAGCGACTACTTCATCTCTAGTGTAACCGAGTGCCTTTGCCATGAACGGATTAGGCAAAATGTTGCGATTGAAGCCACGCTTCTTGTCTCGGAACCAACCCCAGTGGATTGGGTTAGCGTATGGAGTCCGAGCATTACCAGCTCGAATCTTTACGTTGGTTGAGACGTTAGCCACTCTGATTGTGCGACGTAAATCACCACTACGAACTGGAACGATGTTCCTGGCAGTTCTGGCAACTATTTCACCAGACTCTCGGTTGGCTTCCTTGATTGCTTCCACAGGCGTTCCTATGGCCTTTAGGGCTCTAAAACATTCGGCAAGACCATCCACTTGGATAGCCTGTTCGTTTGCTTTAGGTCTGTAAGCCATAGGAGCGACCTAGCGGACTAAGGGGTTACGTCGATGGTTAGGCCGTAGTAGAGCTTAGAAGCAACGTCTAGGCCGGTGTTCTTTACTCGCAGGGTAACCGAGAAGTTCACTTCTTCGTTCGAGGTAAGAGATAGTGGTGGAAGTTCGTTGACGATTAGCGTGCCGGTGTAGGCAGGGTTGTCGGTTCCGATGGTTCCGCCGCCTGGGTTGATTACGAATGGGATTTCGTTACCGAACTCAGCGAATAGTAGGCGGTTTAGTGAGTCTTCGTCCTGAGAGTAGTAAGCGTCAATCTGCATGGCCCATTCGCCGTCTGGACGAACTTCGGTGAACGCCTGAACGCCACCAGGAGCGTCGCCAAGAGTTAGTTCAACCATGTTTACCTGTGGTGCGTAGTCAACACCGTCGATGGTGAGAGTGATGTTTCTTGCAATCACTCGTGGAATAGCAATAGCCATTTTTAGTCCTTAGAGAGTTATGCGGAGGTCGACAGACACGTTGGCTGCCAAATACTCTGCGTTGTTGGTTTGTAAAGCGTATGGTTGGCCAACACTTGAAATGTGTGCGTAGCCAGGGTTGCCGTTCAAGATTGTCTCAATTGCTAGGTCTAAGAGTTCTGTCGACTTCACGTTTACGGCAGTAGCTGAGATAACCATAAGTTCTAGGTTCATTAGATACTCACCGTCGACCGTTACCGGTGTCAGGTAGGGAGAACCTGGAGAGATGATTACCGTGGGTGGAACTACACGTTCAGGAATGTATGACGAGACTTTGAGACCAAGAGCAGTCAACGCAAGAGCGTATTCTGCCTTCGACGCAGTTATCTCGTTGACAGGCATTTAGACTCCGTATGAAACGTATGGTTGCAACAATGGGTAAACGGCGTTCATTGGGTCTTTAGCCGCCCGAATAGGTGCACCATCCATAGCGGCGAACTGGGTAACACCCTGTGGCGAATTGCGACGGTGAAAAAACTCACTCGAGGCAATAAAAACTGCTTGAACGTGAACCTGAGTTGGAACTTCCGCTTCACCCTGGTAACGGTCGACCAAAGCATGGCCAGCCGTTAGGCAGGATTGAACGAAGTCGCCAACGTCATCGGTGCCTAGATAGGCAGCGAAGTTCGCAACAGTAATTGTTTCAGCCACAGGGTATCCCAGTGTCTACTAAGCGGTGAAGTCTAGCTTGACGATTGCAGACTCGAACGGAACAGCGATTGCTGCGAAGCCGTATAGAGATAGCGTGTCGGTCAAGGTCGAAACATCCTGAGCGGTTAGGCGAGTGCCTGAGCCTGAAGACTCCATGGTTAGCAATGCACGTGAGTTGGCAAGGTAAGCAAGGGTGTCGCCTAGGGTTGGGTCAACAACTACTGGGATTCCCCAGATTGAACCGGTTAGGTCGTTGTTGGCGGTAGCGAAGGTGTTTGAGCCATCGTTGTTTACGTTCACGATTGGACGGCCAGCAGAGTCGGCAATCTTCATGAAGTATTTGTAAGCAGCAGGGCCACAAAGGATGAACTCGGCGTTTAGACCAGAGTTAGCCTTGATGTATTTGACACCGTCAATTAGACCTTCGATAACAGAAGCAGCAGTGCCACCATCTAGGTCCATAACCTTGCCAGTGAAGTCAAGGGCAGCAATCTTTGCCTTAGCAGCAGTGTTGGTTGCGTTAGCGTATGCGACTGCTAGTGCGTCGAATGCAATACCGGCGTAGTCAACTGAGCCACGTAGTAGAGCTTGCTTTGAAACGGTGGTGTATCCGCCGTAGGTGTCAACAGCAGTCGAAACGCTGTCGATGGTTAGGTTACCGAACGATAGTGCTTCGTTCTCTGGGTCCTGCTGGCCAACTGCAAGGGTGTTAGCAGTGATAGCAGCGTATTCAACGGTCATGCCGTTTGCTGGGAGAACAGAAGACGACCATACGTTCCACGATGGGCGGTTGCTCTGGATTAGCTTGTTGATGTAGCCAATGTAACCAGGAGCGGCGTAGGTGTCAGCCGAAGTCGAAGCGGCACGAGCCAATTCGATTGCAGCTGCGTCGCCCTTTGCGAATGCCTGAGCATACTCGCCGAACGAACGGAACTTCATGTAGTCAGGAGCCGAAGGGGCTACTGGGGCGACAGACGACTCAACAACACGACGAAGTTCTGCAACTTCATCCTGAACCGAGCGAACGTCAAGTTCGATGTTGGAGTTTTCCAATTCGGACTCGCTTTCTTTGATAGGGGTAGGGGTTGGTGCGTCAGGCTGAACGATTTCACGCTCTTCTTCACGCACTTCGGTGATACTTGCACCTGCATAGGCAGGAAAAGGCACGACCGAGACTTCCTTCAAGGAAACCTTGGTTCGTGTAATCGTTGAGCCATCCTGTTCTTGTGAAACAGGCACAAAGCCCACCGAAAACTTGTTTAGTGCTCCGTCACGCATAAGCGTTAGCACATCGTTGCCGAGACTGGTCTCAGAGACCTTGGCAGTAATTTCGTAACCGCTGTCAGTGTCACGGCCGTCGATAACGACACCGATTGGTGTTTCGTGGCCGTAGAAGAGTTTTACGTCTTCAATTGAGTCGATTGCTCCAGGAGCGAAGCGTTCAACGTATGAACCACCGATGTTGGCGTCTTGGCCGTAAGGAACAGCAAGACCGACGATGGTGCGTTCTTCTAGGTTCTCAAGTCTCAGTTCTAGAGAGCGTGTTTCAATTTCAGACATTTAGGCCTTCTTTGTTGGCGGCGTATTCAGGGGTGATGATACCGGCGGCGATAGCGTCAGCCCACATTGCTAGACGGTCAGACTTAGATAGAACTAGGTCTTCCCACATGAACTCAACACGTGAGCCACGTGGTAGGCAGTTGCTAAGTGCGTCTTGGATTGGGCGAGTGTATGCCTGAATGGTCTCACGGTAGAACGCCGATTCTTCGTCGACCAAGTTTGAGTAAGTGTCGCTAGTTCCGTCAACACCGGTCACTAGCTTGCGTGGTGGAATACCAAACAACCTGGCAATTTGCTGAACCGACTGAGCAGACACCTCAGTGAACAACGCTTCAGACGGCTTTAGGGCAATTTGCTGGTATTCGAATCCGTTACCAAGCACAGCAATTTGGCGAGTCTCCTGCTTAGCGTTCCAAGCGTTAGTAATGGTCTGAGCGTCGTCGGGAGTGATTTCCTTGCCGGTCTTTAGCACACCGGTCGGAACGCCACCACTTGAGAACCAGTTCGCCTGGTAGTTGCGTAGGTCTAGAGCACCGACGATGTCTTGCGAGCAAGTGTCAATCGGGCTTGGGCCTTTGAGCCATCCAGCACGTGGGAAAAGCTGTAAATGTTCAATCTCCCGAGCAGAGTAGACCTTGTCTAAGTAAACGTAGCGGCGAGCCGAGTTCAGGGCGTCGGTCTCGGTTTCAATAGATACCTGCCAGGAAGGAATCTGCATTACGTCGTTCACACGGCCAGCAGAGTCGTATGACTTATACCAAAAGGCGTTGCCGTAGAGTGCAAGGTCGGTTGCGGTTGAGTAGATGAACTCGTGACGTTTCATGACTAGCGATGGGTTGTTTACGAACGCTGGGTTATCGACAACCATCTCCATACCGGTCGCATAGCGTTTGGTAATCAGACCAAGGTTGGAAACTGTGGTGGCAAGTATCTGCACGCTACGCCAGACCGCAGTTAGCGTTAGAGCCGATTCAGGAGTGGCTAAAGTCGAAGAGCGTGACGGAATCACAGGGGTTACTGCCCGAGTCTCAGTTTTAGGGAAAATGCGTTGCCAGATACTTGCCATCGCATAAATGATAATGCAAAGGTCTTACATTATGTCAAGTAAATCGGCGTGTCTAAAAAACTCCGATAGTGGCTGGCTGATGTTGAACACTGACATACACGGCCATCAAGGTTGCCGTTACTGCGTCGATGTCGCCAAAGGAATCACGCCTAGACAGGAACCAGTTCTCGCCCGAGTAACGAACCACACCACGTGGCACCTGAGCAATTAGCAACTGGTCTGTTCCATTCCACTCAATCAAGCCCTGCTGGAACAGGCTGAACGATGTCGACGCCGCAGCTGCAACTTCCTTCGACCACAAAGACCACAAAGGCAAACCGTTCTGTTTCAAACGCTTCTGAAGATTAGGCATACGGCTACCGTCGACCACAATGGCGGTCGCTTTAGTATTTCGGAGCAGTGAGACCAACATTTCGTATAAACGGCCTTCAGTGGGGTTCACAAGGCTCGCAACCAACTCGGTCTGAACCTTGTCGCCAACCTTCTTAGCCGCACTAATCGTCGCATGGTCAAGCGTGGCCGTAACATCGACAGCCAACACACAGCCTTCAATCTCAGCAATGCCCTGTGCCTGGCACGCATAAAACACCGGTGCAGGAAGCCAAGACTCGCTAGAACCTGAGATGAACTGATTCAACCGGTAACGCCGAGCTTCGTGCTCGGGGATAGTTGCCAAGTCGGTCATGATTCGGTCAAGTGGGATACGGCCACATTCAACGGCAGGGTTGCTGGCCAAAATTGCTTCCGTGTCGATGGCTGAGCCTTCGGGGGCTTCCCAGCAAAAGAAGCCGAAGCGTTCCAGAGCAGGGTCGCCATTTACCGAGCGGTCGCCCTGTTTGTATAAATCCATAAGGGTTTCAGAAGTGGAGTCACCAGCGGTTGTGATTCCGATGATGATACCTTCGGGGCTGGCAGTCGTTCCCTGAACCACAGCCGTCCACATACCCTTCTTCCAAATGTGAAGTTCGTCAGCAAGAACGGTATCTACACGTAAACCCTGAAGAGCGGACTCTTTGGCCGGTCTAACGTCATACCTGGATAAACCGTCAGCTGAGACTATGCCACGGCGTTCAGTCGTCTTACGGAACATCGACTTCAACTCTTCGTTGCCCATAATCGTTGCCAAAACACGTGAGTAGATAACCATCGCCTGTTCCACATTGCTCGCCAGCGACAGTGTCTGGCCGTTACGCATAGCCACTCCCCAAAGACCAAGAAGGAATCTAATGATTTACGAAACAACCAAGAAGTGGATTGAGACGCTCGAGCTTGATGTGGAGTCTCAGGTTCACGCCGACCTGGCACTCGCACTCGCAACTCGTTACGACGAAAAGGGCGAAACGTCGACCGCCGGTGAACTTCGCAAGACTCTCAACGAACTGAAGGCCATGATTGGCAAGCCAGTCGAAGTGAACCCACTGCGTGAACTTCTGAAACGCTAATGCTTTACCCTGCTCGCTGGACTAAGCCACTATCGGAAGATTTTGAATCGGACGCCGACCGACTTCTCCAGGTAGTCGACTTGGCATACCGAGACATGGACAATCCTGACGGTGTGCAACTGGATGAATGGCAGCGGTGGTTGCTTCGTGCCATTCTCGAGCGTTACCCTGCCGACCACCCAGACCCTGAACTTGCTGGCAAACTTCGCTACCGAGCGGTCGTCTGTTCAATCCCGAGACAATCGGGCAAGTCACTCATTGGCTCCATTCTTGGTCTTTGGGGAGTGG